CAGGAACTACTTCAACAGGTTGTTCTACTTGTTGTTCAGGAACTACTTCAACAGGTTGTTCAGGAACTACTTCAACAGGTTGTTCAGGAACTACTTCAACAGGTTGTTCTACTTGTTGTTCAGGAATTACTTCAACCGGTTGTTCAGGAATTACTTCAACAGGTTGTTCTACTTGTTGTTCAGGAATTACTTCAACCGGTTGTTCTACTTGTTGTTCAGGAACTACTTCAACAGGTTGTTCAGGAATTACTTCAACCGGTTGTTCTACTTGTTGTTCAGGAATTACTTCAACATGTTGTTCTACTTGTTGTTCAGGAATTACTTCAACAGGTTGTTCTACTTGTTGTTCAGGAACTAGTTCAACAGGTTGTTCTACTTGTTGTTCAGGAATTACTTCAACAGGTTGTTCTACTTGTTGTTCAGAAACTAGTTCAACAGGTTGTTCTACTTGTTGTTCAGAAACTAGTTCAACAGGTTGTTCTACTTGTTGTTCAGGAACTACTTCAACAGGTTGTTCAACATTTTGTTCAGAAACTACTTCAATAGGTTGTTCTACTTGTTGTTCAGGAACTACTTCAATAGGTTGTTCTACTTGTTGTTCAGAAACTACTTCAATATGTTGTTCTTGTTGTTCAGAAACTACTTCAATAGGTTGTTCTACTTGTTGTTCAGAAACTACTTCAATATGTTGTTCTTGTTGTTCAGAAACTACTTCAATATGTTGTTCTTGTTGTTCAGAAACTACTTCAATAGGTTGTTCTTGTTGTTCAGAAACTACTTCAACAGGTTGTTCTTGTTCAGATTCATGAACATAATTAGAATCTAAATTATTATTATTTGAATTTTCCATTATATATTATAATTACTATAATATTTTTTTTTTAAATTAAACCTGCGTAAATATTAAAAATAATATAAAAATAAACGAGTATAAACAAATATAAAATTCTATTTAAAAAAATATTTTCATTATATATTAAAATGGAATATCCAAAAGAAATTTTAGTAAAAGATTATTTTGAAATACATAATTATTATTCAAAAATTTATGGGAGTAATACATTTATAATGATGCAAGTTGGTTCATTTCACGAAGCATATTGTACTGATACAGAAGGATTAGATTTAATTAAAATATCACAACAATTAGATGTTGTATGTACAAAAAAAAATGGAAAAGAAGCAGTTTCAAAAGGAAATCCAAGAATGTTAGGATTTCCAACAATAGTAAAAGAGTCATTTATTGAAAAATTATGTAACTTAAATTTTACTGTTATATTAATAGACCAAACAAGTGACCCTCCTAAACCAAAAAGAGAAGTGACAGGTATTTATTCACCATCAACATTTATTGATGCTAAAAGTTTAATTACAGTAAAAACTAATTTTTTAGTATCAATTGTTATTGATAAAAAAACATCAATATCTAATCAATTATGTATTGGTATTTGTTCATATGATTTATCAACTGGTTATGGTAGTTTTTATGAAACATATTCTAAAGAAAATGATTTAATGTTAGCATTAGATGATACTATTAGATATTTAGAAACATGTCCCCCTCGTGAAGTTATTCTTCAAACGAGTATTAATCATAATGAACAAATTGCAAATATGACATTACCTAATATTTTAGGTTATTTAAGATTAGATAATAACATGATATTTAATGCAACAAATAAATTATCAAATAAAATTTCATTTCAAACAGAAATTTTTAATAAAGTTTTTCCTAATGAAATAAATATTTTTGAAAAAACTAATTTACATAAATATAATTGGGCAAGAGTAGCATTAACTAATTTATATGATTATACTAAAAACCATCAAGAATATTTATTAACTAATTTAAAATTTCCAAATGAATTTTCAAATGATAAATATTTATATTTAGGTAATCATGCATTAGAACAACTAGATGTATTCACAAATAATCCAAATGAAAAAAGTTTATTTGATATTATTAATAATACAAAAACATTAATTGGTAAAAGATATTTAAAATTAAGTTTATCACAACCTTTAATAAAATCTAAAGATATTGATTCAAGATTAAAATTAATTGAAAAATTATTAAATAATGATAATTATAATAAATTATCAAATTTATTAGAAGATATTAGTGATTTAGAAAGATTAATTAGAAGAATGGAAATAGGAAGTTTACATCCTTTTGAATTAAATTTATTATATTTATCATGTTATCAAATTAATAAAATTATTGATTTTTCAACAAAAAATAATTTATTTAATTTGGATAATAAATATTTACATATAAATAATTTAAATACTTATATTGAAGAAACATTTGAAATTAACAATTTAGTAAATTTAAATTTTTCAAACTTTGTTCAATATGATAATATATTATTTAAACCTAATAAATACAAAGATATTGATGAATTATATCAAAAAATTATAGGTTCTAGTAATTTTATGGATAATTTAGTTACTTTATTTTCTGAATACATAGATGATAAAAAAAGCAAAGGCAATGAATTATTAACACTAAAATATAATGATAGAGAGGGTCATTATTTATTATTAACATCAAGAAGATGTGAACTTTTAAGAAATAAAATAGATAAACTAAAAGAACTTAAAGTAGGTAGTATTACATTAGAAATAAAAGATTTTGAATTTACACCAATGCCAAAATCAAATTATATTAAAATAACATGCAATAAGATGAAAAATATTTCTGATACTTTAGTAGCTTATAAATTTGAAATGGCAAAATTAACTCGTAAATATTTTGAAGAAGAATTATTATATATTACAAAAAATTTTGGTAATTTATTAAATTATTGGTCGCAAGAAATTGGTTTTATTGATTTTATTAATTCTGGTGCTATTTGTGCAATCACTAATCATTATAGTAAACCAATAATACTTAATCACGATGATTCTAATGATAAATCATTTTTAAATGCTAAAAAAATGAGACATCCAATTGTAGAATATATTTCAAAAGATTATGAATATAAACCACAAACAATTAGTTTAAATGGTAATGGTATTTTATTATACGGTATCAACAGTTCGGGTAAATCTACTTTGATGAAATCAATCGGTTTAAATGTTATTTTAGCACAAATTGGTTATTATGTTGCTGCAGAATCTTTTGAATTAAATGCATATAAATCATTATTTACTAGAATTAGTGGTAATGATAATTTACATAGAGGTTTAAGTTCATTTATGGTTGAAATGATTGAATTAACATCTATTTTAAAAAGAAATAATCAAAATACATTAATGATTGGTGATGAAATATGTCGAGGTACCGATTTAAAATCGAGTGAAATCATTGTTACATATATGTTACAAACATTATCTGAAGCCAAGACAAGTTTTATTACAGCAACACATTTACATGATTTAACAAATATTCCAACTGTTAAACAATTAAAAAATTTATCAATTAAACATTTAAAAATTACATTTGATGAAATTAATGATAAATTAATTTTTGATAGAGAATTATTAGATGGACAAGGTGATTCATTTTATGGATTAACAGTTGCTAAATATTTAATGAAAGATAAACATTTTAATGAAGTTACATCAAATATATTAAAAGAAGTTACAAATATTGATGTTAAACAATCAAAATATAATTCAGATAATTTTTTATCAGAGTGTAAAGTTTGTAAAAGTACTAATAATTTAGAAACACATCACATTGTTTTTCAAAAAGAATTTGATGAAAATAAATTAAATAAAACTAAATTACATTATCAAAAAGATGCAAACTATAATTTAGTAACATTATGTAGTAAATGTCATGATGAAGTTGATAGACAAAAAATTATAATAAATGGGTGGTTAGAAACATCAAATGGTCGTGAATTAAATTATGAAATAATTCAAGATAAACCAGTAAAACAGACTAAATATAATGACGACCTTATTAATTATATTAAAAGTTTAAAAAAAGATACAACAGACCCTAAAATGGCACAAATTAAAATAAAAGAACAATTTAATAAAAAATTAACATCTAAAACAATATTAAGTTTTTGGTAATTTTATAATTATATTATAATAAAATATTATAATATAATATAATAATGTATAATAACAATTTTAGTAAATATAAAGAAAATAGAAAGGTTTTAGATATAATAACATTATCAGGAACTATTAATTATAATAAATCACAAACTGTTTCTATAGCAATACTAATACCACATCGGAAAAGAATAGAACATTTAAAAAAATTTATTAGTTGGACTGATAAATTAGAAAAAAGTCCAAATCATACATATGATATATATGTAATTGACCAAAATAATTTTGATAGATTTAATCGTGGATTGCTAATTAATATTGGATATTATATTGCGAAAAAAAATAATAATTATGATAGATATATTTTACACGATGTTGATTCATATCCTTCACAAGAATTATTTAATTTATATTTTTCAGAATTAGATAAAAATATACATTTTGCATCACCATATTTAGGATATAAGTATAATTTTTATACTTTTTATGGAGGAGTAAGTGGCTTTAAAGGTAATGATTTTGAAAAAATAAATGGATTCCCGTTAAATTTTTTTGGATGGGGTGGTGAAGATGACTGTTTATTTAATAGAAGTGTAATAAAAGATTTAAAAGTATTTAGACCATCAAAAGGTTCATATACATTAGAAGACCATCCTAATCCATCAGAATCAGAATTAAATAAACAAAGAATAAGTAATGTTATAAATGATTTAAAAAATTGGAGAAAAAATGGAATAAATCAATTAGAAGATTTATTTATAAATTATAAACAATATGAAATAAATGATTTTATAGAAAAATATTATACTAATGATCCAAACTCTATTAATAATGCTGAATTATTATATAAATATAAACCTAATAATAATAAAAATAATATTTATGTATTTAAAATTGATTATTTAGCAATGCATTTTAAAACAAATGATATTTTATTACCTAAAAATTTTGTTGATAAAAAGATTGCTGAAAAAATACAAGAAAAATTTAAAGATATAAAATATTTTCAACATAAAACAAAACCAATATATATATCTGTTATTGAACCATTAATTTATTGGGATGAGATTAAAGAAAAAATAATAAATACTTTTACAAAACCTAAAAAGTTTAATTTAGACATAAAAACTAATAAACGTACTGATAAAATAAATGATATTTTAAAAAATGAATTTTCTAATTATAGCAATTTATCTGTTGATGATTTAGAAAAAACAATAAAATTTATTTTTGAAAATTATAATGAATTAATTTATATTAGAGTTAGAAATAATAAAATAGAATGTTCGTATCATATTTATGGTGAAACTACAAAAGTAGATTGGTTTAAAAATTTAAAATATAAATCAAAACCAATTGATCAAAGTATTATAAATATATTAGAAGATACTGGTAAAAATTATTATACTATAAAAAATCCACATAATATGTCAGTAAATAATTGTTTATTAGGTCTAGATTCGTATAATTATTTTGAAGGGAATCCATTTAGTTATATTAAAAGTTTTATTGAGATGATAAATTTTACTATTAAAAAATTTAAACATGTACCAGACTGTGATTTATTATTAAATCGTAAAGATTTTGCGTATTTAAGACAAGATAATAAATATGGATATAATCATATATTAGATGAAAAAATAGAAAATCCATTAAAAAAATATTGGGTAGTTGGTAGTCAATCAAAGAAAAAAATTAATTATGAAGTTCCAATACCATCTGCAGATGAATGGGAAGGTATTAAAAATAAGACAACTAAATATGAAACAAAATGGGAAGATAAACAATCAGTTGCTGTATTTAGAGGTAGTTCAACCGGTTGCGGTAATACAGATGAAAATAATAAAAGAATGAAATTAGCACAATTAGTATATGATATGAATAAAAATAATAATAGTAAAAATTTTAACGTAGCACTAAGTCAAATAACTAAAAGAGTTAAGGTATATGAAAGTAATATTAATATTATTGATCAAGAAAAATATAAACATTTATTAGGTTCATTTTTGGATGGTATGGAACAATCAAAAAATAAATATATATTTAATGTTGAGGGGAATGCACAAGCATATAGATTACCAACAGAATTTAGAAAGAAAAGTGTTATATTAAATGTAAAATCTGAATTCTATATGTGGTTTGAACCATTATTAAAAAATAATAGACATATTATTGAAGTAGATTTAGAAAAAAATAATCTAGAAACAATAGTAAATGATTTAATTAAAGATGATAAAAAAGCAGAAAAAATAGCACGAAATGGTTATCGATTTTTTAAAAAATATATTAATAAAAAAATGATAGCATATTATTGGTTATATTATATGAATAATGTAAATAATTTATCTTGTTACTAAATATTTAAAATTTCTTCTTTTAATATAAAATTAGTTGGTTCTCTACTTAAAATAATTTTATAAATATCAACCCCCTTTATTTGTTCTAATAAAATATTATTATTCATGATTTTATTATTTTCAAGTGTAACTAATTTTAAATTTAAATCTTTATTAATTGGATTTTTTTCATGTGTAATTGTTAAATTTTTATTATCATCTATAAATAAGCGTGCATTAAGTGTAGGACTATTTTCTAATTTCATAGTATCAATAACATTTTTTGTTGTATCAGAAAAATTTAAATATTTTGGATAATTTTTTTCATCAAAAATTATTTTAGAATGATTATTAATTTGCGTCTCATCTGATAATAATGATTTATTAACAGCGAAAATATAATCATTTTGTTGTGATATATTTAATTTTAAATTTATTAATTCTTCTTGTGAATCTAAATCAAATATATTTTTATCAATCTCTAATCGATTATTTTTTATTTCATTTATTATATTTTTTTTTAAATTAAAATTTAATAAACTATAACTAACTAATACATATTCATTATCACCATCTAAAATGGTATAATCTTTATATGTGTTAGTTTTTTGTATAAAATCTGAACTAGATTCAGGAACAGATTCTGGATCTATAAAAGTTTCTTTTGTATAAAAAAGTAGTATTAAAATAGTAATTAATAATATAATTAAAATCATTTTTATAATATTATTAATTGAGAAAAATATAAAATAATTTTTATTTTTATTTTATGATAATAATTAATTTTAACTATCACTACTTACAATATCAGATATATCAGGAATAGCAGGACTAGCACCACCGCCACCGCCACCACCCATTGTCATATATATAATAACAAGTATAATTAAACAACAACAACATACACCACAAATAGGAATCATTAACCACATACCTGCTAACATACCTCCTGTGCTAATAGCATTATTTGCAACAGAACCTGCTGTTGTAACTGCGTTATCAACACTATCCATAATTGCAGAACCTTTTTCAACAGTTTTTGATACATCATTTTCTGTTTTTACTTTAGTATCAGTTTTATTAGCATTTGTTGTATCATTTGTTGTAGCAGCGCCTATTTTATTTACAATATCAGTACCCATACTACTTGCATTAACTGCTCCCATTATACACTTTATAGCAGCTTTAACAACTGCTGATTGTCCTAATTTAATCACACCTCCATCTGAAGCACTAATATCTCCTGCTTTTAATGTATTACCTGCAGAAGAATTTAATTCACATGATTGTTCATTTATATTTTCTATTCCAGTTTTAACTTTATTTACAACTTCATTAGTTATATCATTTTTATTTATAGAGGTATTAGAAACTTTTGTACTAATACTATTCTTAATCATAGTAAGTTGTTGTGACTCTGATTTAGCTCCACTTAATGAATCACCTAATCCTCCAATAGTAGACATTACTGAATCAACTAATGCTTCGGGCCCTCCTGCTGATTTTTGCGCATCTGCAATTTTATTTATTGCTTCCATTGATGCACTCATTGCATTATCATTTCCTACTTTATTTTTTAAATCTGCTGCCATTTGTGTTGCTAATGAAGCTTGTGCTTTTGTATCTGATACAAGATTTACTGATGCTGTTATTAATGCTTCAACACTAACCGTCTGATTTATATCAATAACCGACCCGGCACCCGTTGCATTTAGATTCCCAAAATCCATAAGATTCGTTGCAGACGTCGTGCCTTGTATTTTTGTCGCATTTTTATTAATTACACTCATTGTTGTATCATTAACAGTTTTTGTCATTATTTTAGTAATATTTTCAGTATGATTTTTTATTTCAGTATTAATATGTGTTTGAATATCAGTTTTTGATATTGTTTTTTTAGCAGGTTTTGAATTATCATTTCCCATATTATATTATTATATATGATATATTTTAATTTAATTTATTTTTTAATTTTTTTAATTTATTTTTAATTTATTTTTAATTTATTTTTTTATTTTATAACTCAATATATTAATGGGCAATACTTTATTACATCCTAATACTAAAATATTAGATGAAAAAAAACCAGTTGGAGCATATATTAAAAATTGGGCTTTAAACAATTATCAAATTAATCCACAAATGGCATCAATTGATAAAATTTTTTTTAAAGATTTATTAAAAAAAAGAGCATGTTGTACAGGTCAATCAATAATTGGTATAGATTTACCATATTATATTGAAAATACAAAAAATATTGGTATTTCTAATGTTAAATTAAAAATATTTGATAATTCTGATGCAATTACAAATGAAAATTGTACATTTATTACAGATGAATATAATACTAAAGAAAATTTTAAATATACAAGTGAACCAAATAAATCTGTAACAACTTCTAATAGTAATGCATGTAAACTATTATATAAAAATAGTAATAATTCATTAAGTAGACAATTACAAGAAAATAGAAAAAAATATTTACCCAGTTTATATGAAAGTGCATATGGTCCAAATAGTAATAAAGATGATAATACAAATCCTTTTTCTGATTTAAATTGTATAAATTCTGTTTATGAATTATATCCAGATAAATTTCAAGCACCTTCGATGTCAATTCAAGGAATAGCACAAACAAATGATGCACGATGTAATAATTTAGGACAAATAGCATGGAAAGTTGCAGATGAAGCAATTAAAGGACCAATTTGTGTAAATACTATAAATGTTGGCGGCGGTATATCATCAAGTGATGGTGCAGATTTAAAATTAAATCAAAGTTGTAGTGCAAGTAGTACAACTAATACAAATACACAAAATAATACTGTTGCACCTCCTCCAGTAACTCAAGCACCAGTACCTCAAGCAGCACCTCCTCCAGTAACTCAAGCACCAGTACCACCTCCTCCAACACCAGCACCAACACCTCAAGCAGCACCAACACCAGCACCAACACCTCCTCCAACACCAGCACCAACACCTCCAGAACCAGTACCAGAACCAGCACAACAAACACAAGCTCCAGTACCAGAACCAGAACCAGAACAGCAAACACAAGCTCCAGTACCTGCTCAGCAAACATCAGAAGTTACAACTACTACTACAACAACAAATTATAAATTATACATCGCAGCTGGTGGTTGTTTATATTGTGTATGTATTATACTTTTAATATTATTATTTTTAATGAATAAAAAATAAAATTAGTATATAATAAAAATATATTATATTAATATAATATATGAATAGTCCTGTAATTAGACGTAGAAATATAGACAGATATGCTATATCTGGTTATAGTTATATTTTGGGAAAAGATCAAAATAATCAAACTATTTCTAAATATACTAATAAAATACAACAATGTGCAGATGATTGTAATAATAATAATAATTGTGCTGGTATGGTTATTAATAAAACAAATTGTTGGACAATCAAATCATTTCCTAATCCTTATACTAATAATTATTCAGTAATGTATACAAAAATAAAAAAAATACCTGAACTACCACCTCAAATAGAACCACCACCCCAAACAGAACCAATAGAACCAATAGAACCAATACCACAAACAACTGCTCAACAAACTCAAAAAACACATCCTCAACAAACTCAACAAACACCTGCTCAACAAACTCAAAAAACACCTCCTCGACAAACTCAACAAACACCTGCTCAACAAACTCAAAAAACACCTCCTCAACAAACTCAACAAACACCTGCTCAACAAACACAAACAACAACAATATTAGATTATAAATTATATATTGCATTTGCTTGTTGTTTATATTGTGTATGTATTATATTATTAATAGTATTATTTTTTATAAATAAAAAAAATAAAAAATATTGAAAAATATATATATAAAAATATATAATATTAAATATAATGAAACCTGTATCTCCCTATAAAAGCATTGAGCAATATACACGTGTTATATTAGAACCATTTCAAATGAATAGTGATATAAAAAATTCTTTAAAAATAAATTTAAAAAAAAAAGTAGAGAAAAAATGTAATAAAAATGGTTATGTTGATGAAGTATATAAAATATTACATGTTGCAGATGGATATTTACCAGTTGAAAGTTTAACAGCTTGTGGAATATATGATATTAAATATCATTGTAAAATATGTTTACCTATAGAAAACTCAATTATAATTAGTCAAGTAAAAATTATTAATCAAGAATTAGTTGCAACTATAAATGGACCAATTATGACATTTATTCCAAGAGATAATGTTGATTCAACTATTTGGGATATTATTGATAATTATCAACATAAACATAAAAAAGATATAAAATTAAAAATAGGAGATTTTGTATTAATTCAAATTGTTAATAAAAGAATTAATAAAAATGATTTACAAATAAAAACTATTGGTAGATTATTAGATTTAGCTTCTGAAGAAGAAATTAAAAAATATTTTAATACAAATGAAAATATTGAACAAGATTCAAATTTCATTATTTAATTAAATATAATTAATTAATTAATTAATTTTCTTTAATTAACTTTAATAAGTCTTTTTCAATATTATTTAGTACATTTTGTTTATAATTAGATGTTATCCAATCATTAATATCAATATTATTAGATTTTAATATATTGTCTCTCATAATTGTTATATTAGAACTAAAATTTCTAATTACAGTTTTAAAATTATAATTATCTAACTTTATTTGTTTAATTAATTCAATTGCTAATATTGATGGTAAAATATTAGGATTTGACATTCTTTGATATACCCACCATGTACACCATACTCCACAAAATCCATTAGGGTCTCCAATTCTTTTACATTTATTATTTTCTGATATTTCTAATATTTGAAAACCAACAATAGGTAAAAAATCATATGGTGATAAATATTTAATATTTTCATCAAATTTTTTAAATTTATTAAATAATAACATATCTAATATTTTTGGATTATAATTTAATTCTCTAGGGTGGTATTTACCATAAGGTTCAAAACGTTCAATAATTTTATTTTTAACATCCCATAACAAAATATTTGCATGAGAACCAGAAGATGTTTCTATTCCAATTGGTATAGAAATATATTTAGATGTTTTTAATAATATTTTTATAGATTCATCAAAATTAGTTGGAAAAATTATTTTTTGAAAACACCATATTATTTCAAAATTAATTAATTCTAATTTAATTTTATCATCAATACCTAATGATTCATAATGTTTTATTAATATATCGTGTTTCGATAATTCTTCATTTAATATTATATTAAAATCTAACTTTGAAAATTTTTTATATAAAAATATCATTCCGCAAATAATATCAATAGTTGAACCAGTATAATAACAAAAATTAACAAATATACCATTATCAATATTTAATTTTATATTATTATTTATATGAGGGATTGAACGTTTTTCATTAAATATAATATCATTAATTTTTTTTTTACATATTAATTCACTATCTTTTTTATTAGAACATTTTATTTCCCAATCTAAATTTAATTTAGATTTATTTTTTAAAAGTATATTATAATATGAATCAATTACTATTTTAATTTTTTTTATATCATTATTAATAAAATCAAAACAAGATTCATTTTTTAAGTTATTTATAAAAATATTTAACTCTTTTTCAATTAATATATTTTCAAATTTAATAAATAATTCATTTTTTAAAAGTAAATGAATTATTGTATTACCTCGATTATTTTGTATTAATAAATCTGTATTTTTTATAATTTTTTCAAAATTATTTTTTGATATAATATTTTTATATTTATTATATTTACTTAATATTTTGTGTAAAGCAGTATCACCTTCTATATTAGATATATTAAAATCAATATCATTAGTATTAATTATTAAATCAATTATATCTATATTAGGCGTTTCTTCATTTAATGCTTGCATCAAAGCTGTATCACCACTATAATCTTGCAAGTTAATATCAATATTTTTATTAATTAGTTTTTTACATATTTCAAAATTATTTATTACAATAGCAAATTGTAATACAGATGCACCAACATCACTTTCTTTTGCATTTATATTAATATTTTTTTCTAATAATATATCAATAATTTTAATATTTTGTTTAGAAATTGCTAAATGTAATAATGATTGATGAGTATTTGTATATACATCAAAATCATTTGTTTGCTCTAATAAATAAATAAATATATTTGTTTTATTATTTATTAATGCTAATTGTAAACTATTATTTCCTTCATTATCTTTTATTCGAATATCACTTTCATATTGTAATAATATTTTTATTGCTTCAAAATTATTTAATATAATAGCATAATGTAAAGCGGTATAACCTAGTTTATCTTGATTATCAATTATTGAAAATCCAACATGTACTTTATTAAATTTTAATAAACTTTCAAGAATATCATTATTTGAATATTTTATTATTTGATATAATATTGTTTTACCATCATTATCAATAATATCTAATCTAATATTATTATTTTTTTCTAATAGTTTTTTAAAAAGTTCTAATTGATTATAATTAATTAAATAATGAATTAAATAATTATTATTTTCATCGTGAAAATTTAAATTTTTAATTTCATCTGATAATAAAATATCTTTTAATTCATCAAATTTATATGTTTTTATTAAATTGAAAATTTTTGATTCCATAATAATTTATATTATAAAATAAATTTTATTAAGAAAATAAAATATCCCAGCTTCCTTGATGAACACGTCTATATGCTATACTTTTACCTGAAGTTAATGTAGGTCTAATTATTTTAAAAATATCACCATTTTCAGCACCATAATATCTTGACATCATATCTGTATTAAAAATAATAGAAAATTCATTTTCATTAAACTTTGATAATAATTCTTTTTTTTGCTCGGATAATAAAAGTTGATGTTCTGGTATAAAATCTTTATTTATGATATCTTCAACCATTTCATGTTCAAAAAAAAATTCTGCATTTTTATAATCATGAACTATTTGTTTTACTACTTTTTTAGCACATTCTTTAATTATAATTATTTTATGTACATCAACATTAGATGATAAATAATCATCTAATGGAGTACCTTGAACTATTGATGTTAATTTTGTATTTATTATATAAATTGAACATTTATTTTTATTATCTAATAAAAAATTACTAGAAGCTTTGTTATTAATATCATCTTTTATTTGTTCAAAAATTTTTTCATAGTTACTTATCATCTTTCTTCTTTCTAACATTTTTAGAACATTAGTACAAACTGCTATATTAATCTCTTTAACATTTAATTCTATATTAATTGACATTAATATAGAATACATTAAATCTTTTATATATAAATTTCAATTTTTATTAAATAAAAATTTATAAATTAGTTTAAAAAATTTAATTTATTTATAAAAAAAAAAAATCTACTTATTTTATATATATGGATTTAGTCAAAGTTGTTGTAGAAATATTAGGAACTTTTTTCTTTTTATCAGTAATTCTCCAAACTTTAACCGATAGTTCTATCGGTCCTATTGCTGTTGCCGTAACTCTTCTCGGTGCTATTTATTTTGGTGCTAGCACATCAGGTGCTCACTTTAACCCCGCTGTAAGTTTTTCTATGTTTATGAAAGGTGTTAAAGATTTTAACTTAAATGTTCTTGTTACCTATGTATTAGCCCAACTTGTTGGTGCTGCTCTTGCTGTTAAATTTAACGATTTTATTAAGAAATAAATCAATTTAATATACAATATTTTTTTTAAATTAAAAATAATTTAAAAAAAATTGTAAAACATATTTATAGAATATATCATATATATATATTAATGTATTCATTGTTAACATTTAAACTTCCAGTAAATGATACTATTCCAAAAAGTAAAGATTTGGCATTTGTATCACCGTATTTAACACCACCATTATTTAAATTAGGTTATCATTATTATATTTCACGAACACGTGATATATTAATTAATATAATTAAAAAAATAGAAAGTAAAAAAAAATTTTATAATATTGTTAATAATTTTGAACCAGATATACAAGATTATAATGATACTATACAAAATTTAACAAAAATATATTTTAATATTAAATCAGAATCATATTCTGAAGATTTTTATAAAATATGGGAAATAATAAGTATTTTTAATATAATATCAAATGATAAAATTAATGTTGGAATTATTGATACAAATTTATCAGATTGTAGTGAAGCAATAAATAATTATGTTGATAAAATATTAAATAAAGAATCATCTAAAATAAATATTTCTAATATGGAAATTCAATCTTCTAAAAAAAATATAAAAAAAAATATGGATTTAATTATAACCAATAATAGTGATACTAATTATATAACATATTTTAATGAATTATTAGGAATATTAAATTGTCAAGAAAAAAATGGTAATTTAGTTTTTAAAGTGTTTGATACTTTTAATATGGTTATGGTTAAGATAATGTATATATTATCTTCATTATATGATCAAGTCTATATTTATAAACCATATACATCAAGACCTTCAGATTCTGAAAAATATATTATTTGTAAAAAATATAAATATAGTCCTGATGATAAAAATATTAAAACTTTAATTTCTGATATTGAAAAAATTATTGAAATGAGTAGTGGAAATAATTTTTTAAATGATATTTTTGTTGATATTGAAGTACCTAATGAATTTATTAATACTATTAAATTTATTAATATTAAATTAGTAAACATCGAACAAATTCAAGTTAATGAAATTATTAAATATATTCAAGAAAATAATTATTTTGGAGATAAATATCATACTTTTAAAAATAATCAAATAGAAGCTTCTAAATGGTGGATAGAAACATTTTATCCACCTACTGCAAATATTGCAAAAAATAATAAAGAAACAATTGAAAAATTATTTAATTCTTATGTAGATAAAAATAACTTAGAAAAAGAAAAATTTGTTTCTAATTTAATCTAATATTTAATTTAATATTATATAATATTTAATTTAATATTTTTATCATGAATTAACATGAATTAACTCTCCATACTTTAAAAAATGGGTCATTTTTAATAATTTCATCAGGAATTAAATATTCATCATTTACTAAAATTCTTCCTTTTTCACTAACTAAATCACCATCTTTATATTTTTCAGGTATTATTCTATTTACAAATTCTCTTACTTTTTCAGGAATTTCGGGTTCAGTCCAAAATTCAGGAAAAAATCCTTTCTTTGTTAATGTATTAAAAAAATAATGTACATCATAATAACGATTTTGTTCTGGTTTAATATTAATTCTATCAGTCCATTCTGCATCAACTTTTGCATTATCTACAATGCCTGGAATACATGCAAAATCAAAATCCCATAATTTAATTTGAAAACCAATATTTGGTACATTATACATTTGTTTATTTATTTTATAACAATATTTATTATCTGTTGCTGATATTGATATTTCATTTACTAATAAATTATTTGCTTTTAAATCATTGTGTCTAAATCCTGGATATTTAGCCTGTATTATTGCTAATACTGATAAGAATTGGAAAAAAATTGTTCTCCAATGTTTAATTTTAAAATTTTTATAATTATTTCTTATATAATCTAATAAATCACCATTATTAGCCCATTCTGATATTAATACTGATACATTTTGATAATATTCACCTTTTTCACATCTTTTTAAAAACTGATCATATCGTTTATTATTAATAAAATCATTTTTTGATAATCCTAAAAATGGTTTTATACTTGTATTAAATGTTGTCATTGGTAAAACTATATGAGGAGTTTGCTTTTTTATAACAAATTGACTTAATAATTTAATCATTAATAATTCTGCATTTTCTGGGCGTTTTACATTATACATATCGCCATAATTTTCTTTCTTTGGATATGCTACTATTTTTACTGCATATGGATTTTTATCTTTGTCTTCAGGAGGATAGACACCTTTAAATGTATGACCAGTTGAACCACTTTTTATATATAATAATTTTCCACCTAATTGATTTATTGCAGTATTAAAATCTAAAAATTTTTTTGGCATTAGTTCTCTAATATCATCTGATTTAAAATATTTATCTAATATATCTTCTTCTTCGGTATTTTTGAAATCAACAATAGCTTCAATATGTGAACTAGATAATAATCCATCTATTGTTTTTACTCTATCACTTATAAAATTGTATTTTTTTGTTTCCATTTAATTTAATTAATTTAATATATATATTTTTTATTCTTTTAAACTTAAATATTTGTAAAAAAATAATAAAATTATTATATGTAATGTATAATAATTTAAACTATTTTTCCCAATATTTGTTAAAATACTTTTATTAGATAAAATTTTTAAATCAAAATTTTCATTTAATTTAAATAAAAATAATCCTAAAATAGAATAGGGTAACCATTTAAATAATGGAAAATAATCCATCATATTATAGGAAGTGGAACTTCCAGATATTAAATTAAGTATATTCATATTTTTAATTGTTGGTATATTATTACTTAATATTAATGACCCAATTAATGCTGGTAAATATAAATTTTTATATGGAGCTAAAAATGATAATAATAATGTTGATAAACCAATATAATGTAAAACACCAAATCTTATAAAAAATTCAGGATATAAAAACCATGTTATACATGTTAATAACATTGCATGTGTTAATACTAATATTGGAGTTTTAAATCTATTCTTTTTCTTTTTATTATTTTTATATGATAAAGCTAATGAATATCCTGATAATATTATAAATATTGTTCTTGCTATTGTTCCTGACATACTTATTAATGGATTACTTGCATAATTAGTTTCATAATATTTTGATACATCATAAAAATAAAAAATATGTTGTATTACCATAAAAATAAATGCAATACCTCTTATGTTATCTATAAATAATAATCTATTATTTGTATTATTTGTATTTTCCATATATTTTAATCTAGAAAAATTTAATGCATATAAAAATAAATTTATATAATTAATTAATGAAATTAAGTTCTATTTTAGTATTTAGTTTATTATCTTTATGTAATTCTTTTAGATTAGCTCAGTATAATGCTGAATGGTTATTTATTGACCAATATGAAAACTGTCCTGGCTCTGGATGTACATGGTCAAACCAAAGTGAAGCACAAAAACATTTATCAGTTGTTGCTACTAATATTAATAATATTAATGCTGATTATATTAATTTTTGTGAAGTTGAAGGTCTCACCGAATTAAATATGGTGGCTGACCAATCAACATATAAATATTATTCTCATTTAATTAAAGGCACCGATAGTTCTACCGGACAAAATGTTGGTGTTCTTACTAAATTGTCAGAACCAATGACTTTATCAAGAACAGAAGATAGATATAATTATCCAGTATCTGGTTCAAAATGTGGTTGTACAAGTACTGGTTCATATGGTGTTTCTAAACATTATATTAATTCATTTCCATTAAATAATTTTACTCTGACTATTATTGGTGTTCATTTCTTAGCTTATCCTACTGATTCTACTCGATGTGCTGAACGTGAAGCACAGGCGACTGTTATTAGAAGTCAAGTTGATAAATATTTAGATTTAGGTAATGAAGTTATAGTGATGGGAGATTTTAATGATTTTGATGAAAAATATAGTGATGCAAATAATAATATGCCTATATCTAAAGTTGTTGATATTATTAGAGGGAGTGAATTATATACTGCTACATCATTTATTGAAAAATCAGAACGTAAAACTGATTGGTGGGATAAAAATTCAGATTGTTCTAGTGTCTCCACTGAATTTTCAATGATTGACCATATACTCATGACTCCATATTTATATAATCACATTAAAGATGTATCAATTTATACATATCCTGAATATTGTGGTACATATAATTCAGATCATTTCCCAATGATTGTTGATTTTGATTTCTAATTTTCTCATTTTCTGATTTATCATTTATACATGTGAAGATTTACACCCGTGAAGATTTAAAATGCCGATTTTTTAATATATAAATAAATAATTATTTATATATTAAATGTCTAAACATAAAAGTGAAGATTATAATATAATTAATTTTTAATATTAAAATTATATTTTGATTTTATTATATTATCCAAATAAATATTGTCATAATTATTACTAAATTCTACACCATTACTATTTGATAAAGTATGTAATTCTAAAAAATGAATATTATCATTGTATGTAAATATGTGGTGTTTTTGTTGTTTATTTGATATATGAAAAATAATTAATAGTGTATAATTAGATGTATATTTTGAAAATTTATTATTGAAATCAATTACCTCATTTTTTATATTTTCATTGATATTATCCATATTAATAAATATCATAGTAAATAACTTATGTTCTTGTTTTTGAAGTAAAATTTTAAATCTATCAACACATCTTACATAATAATTATAATTGTCTATATTTATTAAAGGATTGTGATGATTAAACATACAATTATGATATTTTGAATGTCCGCATTGATTTTGTGATACATTAATATAATATGATTTATCTAAAAAAATATTAAAATTGTCTTCTATACAATCAATAATATTATTACAATTTGAAAAAATCCAATCAAATGGATAAGAACATAATTTATATTTATTTCTTTTTTAATATTTGAGAACTATGACACAATTGACCCAATGAACATGTATAATTTATTTCTAACATATATATTATACTAATAAAATATTTTTATAAATAAAATAATTTGCGTTTTAAATGAGAAAAGGTATAAATCATAAATTATTATTATATAACTATTTAAAAATAAATTATCTAAATAAAATTAATAAATGGGGTTATATAATTTATTAACTTTATTATTTACTACGATAAGTGCAATTAGCACAACTTATGCAAATAATGCAAATGCAAATACTTATAATGTTCTTGCATTATCTGGTGGTGGTTCCTTCGGAGCCGTTGAAATTGGAATATTAGATAAAATTAATTCAATGGAAAATAAAAAATATGATATCTATACAGGAATTAGTGCAGGTGGTTTAAATGTTGGGTTTCTTTCTCATTTTGATAGTTTAAATCTAGCACTACCCGAAGTTAAAAATATATATTCTGAACTTAAAAATAGAAATGTTTTTGAAATTTTTCCTAATACTAATGTTAGTTTATTAAATACTGAACCACTTAGAAAAACTATTACTAAAACAATATCTAGATTAGGTTCTACAAAGCAAGCAACATTAATTGGTTCTACAAATTTAAATACTGCTCATTTAGATATTTATGAATATCATAAACTAAACAATGAACAACAAATTGATTTATTAATGGCAACTAGTGCCATTCCTGTTGTCTTCCCTCCTATTAAATTTAATAATTATTTATATGTTGATGGTGGAGAAATGTTTAATGAAATTATTACAGATATTACATCTGATAAATTTATTAATGTAACATTTATTACCCCCAGTAATGGAATTAAACCTAATTATGATATTGTTACTTTTAAAGATATTGTAAAACGTAATATTGATATTGTTACAAGCACCTATAATAATCAAATTTATAAAGCAAATGTAAATTGTGAAAAACCAAGAGGTGTTATATATATGTGGTATTGTGATTCCAGTACTTTAGCTGGTTATTCATCATTAGATTTTAATTATGGTGATGATTTGATTAAAATCGGTTATGATAATGCAAAATATGATGTTTATAATTTATGTTAATTTTTATAGGACTATAAAATGATTATGTTTTTATTTACTATTTTTACTATCATTTTCAATTGCTGTTGTAATATCTTTAATTATTTTATCTTGATTATTAAATAAAAGATTATTAACTTTATTTACCTTATACTCGATATAGTTTTTATATTCCTTATTGTTTGCATTTTCATCAATATATGGTTTATCTTCATCTATAAACTTGATAAAGAATTTTGACATTATTTTTCTGTTACTATCAGTTAATTTATTATTTTCATCAAATTCATTATATATCTCTTCTATATTATCTAATCTATTTGCTACTAATTTATTCAATACTAAATTTTTATCGTTAATTATATATAAATCTGATTTATTATCATAAGTATAAATATCATTTTCACGTTTATTTGTCACTAGTATATTTTTAAATTGATCGTATTTTCCAACATATACAATTTCAATTAGTTTTTCAATAGATTCACAACCTTGATTTAGTATTAACTTTTTTTCTTTGTCAGTTATAACATCTAATATATTTTCTTTACCAAAACCTTCAATTTTGAAATGATTATGTACTACATTTTGTATATTATTTGTAGTATTTGTATTGTTAGAATTTGAAGTTAAATTTGAATTCTTCATATTAATTCTGTTCTGAAGTAATTTATTTATATTTTTAATAGTTGGATTTCTATTAGTTTTTTGTTTAATTATAGAATTTTCTTTTTTTATTTCTAGTTTTTTCAATTCTATTTCTTTGTTGATTTCTGCTAATTTAATTTCTTTTTCTTTATTGGAATTAATTTCAGCTAATTTAATTTGTGCAAGTTTAATTTCTTTGTTTGAATTAATTTCAGCTATTTTTATTTCATTAATTTGTTTTTCTTGTTCTTTTTCATTAAATATAATTTGACATTTTTTTTCATGAGACCATCTTGATTTAATATTATAATATTCTTTATTACAATATCTACAATTAATATTTTTTTCCGATTTTATCAGATTATTTTCCGAATTATTCAGATTATTCAGATTATTTATTTTATGTTTATTTTTGTTGTGTGTCCATAATGTTTTATAACTTGAATATGTTTTATTACATATATTACATTTATGGTCATCCTCATTATCCTCCATATATATTATATACTAGATATTATATTCTTAAATGTTTTTAATTAAAATAATAATAATATATCAATGATTTATATGATGATATAAAAATAAAAAAACGGGGGGCGGGGGGAACATCAAAATATATCTCCAAGATTTTTTAGTAACTTATTATCATATAAATTTACTTATTTTTTTTACTTTATAACCATAAAATGTTTATTTCATCAGTGTTTTTATATTACGTAAAAAATTGAATATTATTATAATAAATCTATAATTTATTATAATAATTATGATTAGTAGTGAACTTAAAATAAATAATAAAGGCACTGGTGCGGGTGGTGCAAATACTACATTAAATGGGTCTTTGTTTGAAGAAAGAACATCAATAGAAAATAAATTATTAGAAAATAAATTTATTAGAAAAGAAATTGATACTAAAACTAAAAATAAAAAAGGATATTATTTTGAATATATTGATAATGATTATAAAATTATATATTTAACACAATCGGGATTTGTATCGTATTTTACGAAAGAATTTAATATTGATTCGAAATATTTATATAGACGTCCAGATGAAGCATTTTTAATTTTACATAATAATGAATATTATCTAAAAATTTTAGAGAAAAAGAATCAAAATTGCGATGGGTCAGTTGAAGATAAATTAAAAACTGGTCTTTTTAATAAAAAAGAATATGATGAAATGTTAAGACCACTATGTGATAATTATAAATTTAATGTATCATATGCTTTTTGTGTTAGTAAGTTTTTACAAAATAAATTTGAATCAAATCAATTCAAATATAATAATATTTTAAAAATAATGAACGATGATAATATTAAACTATTTTATGGCGAAGATGAAAATTATTTAGATATCTTATTTAATTGGATAAATCAAATTTAATTTAATAAATAAAATTATTCAGAATTAATATAAATTAATAAGATTTAATAAGTACTTCATTTGTTTTTGCTTCTGGATTTTTAGAATTTATTGATCTTTTACAAGATATTATTTTAATACTATATTTTTTATCTGCAAAACTATTCTTAACTAAATCTACATCTGCATTACTCATTAAAAATTTATATTTTTTACATAATGAAAATAATAATTCATGTTGTTCTAGATTAAATCCATTTGCGGTATAACCAACAAATGATTTATCATTTTCCGGTGCATATGGAGGGTCTAAATATATAAAATCATTATTATTTATATCTTTCATATAAGTAAATGATTTGGCAAAATCAGAATGAACAAAATTAACATTTTTAATTAATTTAGAGATACTATGTATATGGTCATCATTTATAATTTCAGGATTATTATAATGTCCGAATGGAACATTAAATCCATTAGGTCCTTCTCTATAAACACCACGAAAACAAGTTTTATTTAAGAAAATAAAATAGGCTGTTCCTAATGGTGAATTTTTATCTTCTTTCTTTAATTTATTAAAGCTGTTTCTAATCCAATAATAAAATGATTCTTGTGATGATTTAGCTTCTGTTAATGTTTTAGGACTTCTATTAATTTCAGTACCTTTTAAATCAGTAAAAATACTAATTATTTTTTTAATTTCTGTCAAAACATCATCTGGTTTTTTCTGTATATTTATATACAGATTTATTAATGTTTCATTAATATCATAAGCATTAATACTACCAGTTAATTTTATTTTGTTTTCTTCGACGTTTTGTAATAATGCTAATAAAACACTACCACCTCCTAAAAATAGTTCATGATAATCATTTATTTCAGTAGGAAAACTTTCAATAACTTGTTTTATAATTTGTGTTTTACCTCCAACCCATTTAATAATTGGTTTTATATAATTAATAATTGGTTCTTCTATAATTTGAATTAATTTATTTTCAAGAAGTTCAATAAGTTGACTTTTATTTTTAGAAGAACATCCAGTTATATTTAAGTTTTTACATTTTAATAATAAATCATCTTTACTTAATTTTTTTATATCATCCATATTATATTTAATATTATTAAATTAATTATATTAAATTCAATTTTTTATGAGTTTATTTTTATTATTTTTATTTTTATTAGTCGTGTTCATTATCATTATTATTAATAATATCATCATTAATTGCTAATGAAACATCGCTTAATATTTTATCTTGATTGTTAAATAAAATATTATTAATTTTGGTAATACGATATTCTAAATAATTTTTATATTCTTTATTAGAAATTTCATCAATAAATGGCTTATCTTCAATACTACTCATTTTAGCAAAAAATGAAGATAATATTTTTTTTGTTTGATTATTTATTTTATTTTTTTCATCTAAAGCATTATATATTTCTTCTACGTCGTCTAATCTATTTGTTAGTAACTTATTAAGTGCTAAACTTTTATCATGAATAATAAAGATACCTGTTTTATCATCTAAAATATATAAATTATTATCACGATTATTAGTTATTATTATATTTTTAAATTGATCATATTTTCCAGTATTTGTAATCTCAATAAGTTTATCAACAGATTCACAACCGTGACTAATTATTAGTCTTTTTTCTTTATCAGTTATAGTATCTAATATTTTCTCTTTACCAAATGGTTCAATTTTAAAATGATTATGTACAATATTATTTTGAATATTATTTGTATTATTAGAATTTATATTATTATTATTAGATTTATTCATATTGATTTTATTTTGAAGAACTCTATTTATTTTTTTTATTGTTGGATTAGAATTAGTTTTTTGTTTTATTATTGAATTTTCTTTTTTTACTTCTACTTTTTTTAATTCTAAATTAATTTTAGCTAATTCAATTTCTTTATTAATCTCAGCTAATTTTATTTTTTCATTTGAAATAATTTCCGCTATCTTAATTTCATTATTTTGTTTATTTTCTTCTTTTTTATCAATAATCATTTTACATTTTTGTTCATGTTTCCATCTAGATTGTATATGAAAATAATTTTTATTACAATATCTACAATTATATTCATTATGATTTATAATTGGTTTATTATGATTGATATTTGGCTGATTTTGAACTATATTATTTTTATGAATATTTTTTATGTGATTCCATAATGAACTATAACTTGAATACGATTTATTACATGTTTTACATTTATGTTTATCAATGATTTCCATGATCTATATATTATACTAGATATTATATTCTTAAATGTTTTTATAAAATAATTAATAATATATCAATGATTTATATCATCTATATAAAAATAAAAATTTGAGGGGGGAGGGTTCATAAAAAATAATCTGGTTAAAATATTTTATAATTTATTTTTAATTAAAATAATAATTATCTTTAAGTTTATTTAGTTCTTTTTCATCTTTTGATAATTCATCTGCATATTTAGCAAATGTATGCTTCACTAAATTTATTTCTAATTCAGGTAATCTAGGAATACCTTCATAATATCTATGTTTGTATAAAAAATCTACTTGAAATTCTAATGGATATAAATGTGCTAATGAAGATTTAGGATTAGTTGTTAATTTAGCTAATGTTGGTGGTAATAAAAATGATGATTGTGGAGGTAATATAACCAATAATTGTTCAAATGGTGTAATCGGATTAGTTTTTTTAAAGGTAACTTCATTCATATTAATTAAATATTTATTAATGTCTGATAAAAATGGTGGATAATCATATGGATAAAACCAATCCCAATTAATATTTGTATCAAAATAATAGTTAGTCACCCATCTAATACCTGTTAAATATTGTTTAACCATTTCTTTAACAAAATCTTCAATATCATCTTTTTCAACACCAAAATAATGATGATAATATTTAAATCTATAGTTTGAATCAACACCTAATCCAATAGGGTCTTCAACTTTGAATAATATATTCTCTATTTTGAACATTTCCTTGTCATACGGATCATCACTTTGACATTTAGCATATCTACGTTGATTCATATTTTCAGTTAAAATACTTTCTTCTTCAGCTGATACTTTTTGAATAAATTTACTTAAAAAATTTTGATTAATACTTGGTATTTTTGTAGAACAATCTAATAAATATTCTAATGTTTCATTATATGTTTCACTATATTTTTTTATCATATGTTCAATACCTTTTTTACCAATATCTAATGCATATAAATGTGGTAAAAAATCATTACCTAAAAAATAACATAAAAATATAAAATCGTTAGATACTTTATTCTTATCAATTAAATCTAATGAAAATGACTCAGCAATAGATTCTTTTAATAATTTAATTGATACATAATTTAAAACATCTTTTGATAATTTATTATCAAATTCTTGAGCTTCTCTTAATAAAAAGACATCATCTAAATTAGTAACTAACATTAAGAATATTAAATCAGCATCTAAACCATATGTAACATATGAATTATTAATTTTATTAATTTTGTTTTCTTTAATAAAATCTAATAATTTATGTTCTCCTTCACCTGGTGTATTAGCACTTGAATAGATTATTTTGAGTCCTTTATTTTGTTCTAATTTAGACCATTCTAAAATTTTATTATGTATTTTATTCATAAATGGTGTTCCTGGACTGATAGCACTATTTGACCAATATGTGCCTATTTCACGTCCATATTTTTCTTTTATTTTATCAAAAAATGCTTTATCGTGAACTGACCGAAATCTACGTTGACGTTGTTGTTTCATTTTAGCCGCACACACTGGACCATCAATAGCTATATACACTCCTTTTTGAGGATCAACATATTTTATTATTTTTTCTATATATTCAATTACAGCATTAATCATTTTCTTTTCTAATGTTTCCATGTTAGATGTTTGTTCTTCTGCTAATACTTTAAAACATGTAGGATGTATTAAACAATTAGTATCTATTAATAACCAATCTAATTTTTTAGTTTGTTTTTGAAAAACAATTTCTTTATTTTTATATTTTCTTAATAACCATGCAAAAAACTTTGGTACGCCCATAAAATATATAATAATTATACTTTAAATAATTACTAATTCATCTTTTTTATAACTAATTCATTATTTAATCTATTTTCTAATCAGGTTATTTTATAATAATCAAATTATCTATTTTATTTTCTAATCTATTAAGTTGTTTTGAAATATGTAAATGCCATGGATATAATATATATAATTGGAAAATTAAACTTGATGAGCTAATAAAAAAACTAAAATATGATATTTTAGACATTATTATAAATTAATAAAATTAACTTTAAATATTATTTCTATATTTAATTAATTAAATGTATCGTAAAGAAGATATTGATAATATAAAAAAAAATATTGGTCAAATACAAGATAATGCAATGCTTACATATAAAACAAATTATGAACCAACATTAACAGAAAGTAAATCAGTATATAATTATATTTTAGAATTTATAAAATCAAGAAAAAGAATAATTTACGGAGGTTGGGCTCAAAATGAATTAATCAAACATAAAAACAAAGATGAAGGCTTTTATAAAGAAGTTGATACTCCAGATGTTGAATTTTATTCATATGAACCAATAAAAGATGCTGTTGAATTAGCAGATTTTCTAAAATCAAAAATTAAGACACATGTAAGTGTTGCAGGTGGTATTCACGAAGGCACCTATAAAATATTTGTTAATTATATAAATTATTGTGATATTTCATATTTAGCTAAAAATATTTGCGACAGATGTTTAAAATTAGAATTAAATGGTTTAGTATATACACATCCAATGTTTTTATATATTGATATTTTTCGTGTTTTTACAGACCCTTTAACATCTTATTGGCGATTAGATAAATCATTTACTAGATTTATTAAAATGAATAGATATTATCCAATTACTGAACCTTCTAATAAAAATTTTCAAATAAAAAAAACAGATAATGAAATTATAAATAAAATACGTAAAAATATTATTCATAATTCAAAATTAATTGTAATTGGTAAATATGCATATAATTATTATATTCAAAAAGTTAATGAAAAAAAAATAGATATTGATTATTATGAATTAATATCTACTAATTATATAGATGATACAAAAAATATAAATAAAAAATTAGAAAAAATATTTCCAAATAATAAAATTTCATATAAAAAATTTTATCCATTTTTTGAATTTTTTGATAAAAGAACTGAATATTATTGTGATGATATTTTAGTATTAAAAATCTATGGGAATAATGATAGATGTATTGTTCACCACGAATCTGAAAAAAAGAAATGTTTGTTTGGTTCTTATCAATTAGTTTATTTATATTTATTATCAAATTATAATTATCATATTATAAATAAAAATACAAGCGAAGAACATAATTATTTATTAATGATTTATAATATAAATAGGGCTAAAAACTCTTATTTGGATAAACATAGTAAAAATGTTCTTGATAAAACACCATTTGAAGAATTTATTATTAAATGTATTGGAACACCATATGACCCAATTAGAGAAGCAAGACTTTTATCAAATGATAAACGTAAAAAAGGTTTAAAAACTAATTTTAGATATGAACCTTCTGGAAATCCAATTAAAATACCAGATTTTAAATTTTCAAATTCATCAGGTAACCAAATAATTTAATTATTTAAATTTTATAATTATAATTATTAAAAAATAATTATAAAAAAAAATTAGTTTAAAAAAAATATATAACTTAATATATATATATAATGTCTAAAGATTTCGTTTCTGAATCAGAATTCTTATTAAATTTAGCTGATGAACATGTTGATGTAAACAGTATGGTTGGTGGTAAAAAAGCCAAAAAAGCTAAAAAAGTCTCTAAAAAATCATCCAAAAAAGGATCTAAAAAAGGATCTAAAATGACTGGTGGTAAAAAAGGCTCTAAAAAATCATCCAAAAAAGCCTCTAAAAAATCATCCAAAAAAGGATCCAAAAAATCATCCAAAAAAGGCTCTAAAATGACTGGTGGTAAAAAATCATCCAAAAAAGGGTCCAAAAAAGGGTCCAAAAAAGGATCCAAAAAAGGATCCAAAAAAGGCTCTAAAATGACTGGTGGTAAAAAATCATCCAAAAAAGCATCCAAAAAAGGATCAAAAAAATCATCCAAAAAAGGCTCTAAAATGACTGGTGGTAAAAAAGGATCCAAAAAAGGTTCTAAAAAAGGATCCAAAAAAGGTTCTAAAAAAGGATCCAAAAAAGGCTCTAAAATGACTGGTGGTAAAAAAGGATCCAAAAAATCATCTAAAAAAGGATCCAAAAAAGGATCCAAAAAAGTTTAAATTCATTGTAAATAAAGATATTATATAATATTTTTGTTATATTTATTCATTTTTACAAAAAATAACAAACTTATATCTATTAATAATTAATTTAAATAATTTAAATAATATTAATTTCTAAATTCATATATTATGAATATAGAAAATAATAATAAACAATCAGATAATATCGTATTAGAAGAGAATGGTAGAATTTTTCCAACTTGGATAATGCAAAATTTTAAAAAATATTTATTACCTGAAATTATTCGTAAAGAAGGAGAAGACCCATGTAATGAAAAATTAGTAGATGAATTAACAATGTATCAAAAATTTATAGGTTCTTATTTAGATTATAGATCACCTTTTAAAGATTTATTGGTTTATCATGGTTTAGGTTCTGGTAAAACTGTAACAGCGATTAATGTATATAATGTATTATATAATTATACACCAAAATGGAATGTATTTTTGATTATGCCTGCAGCATTACATAAAGATCCATGGTTAAAAGATTTATCAAAATGGCTAGCAAAAGAAAATAATGAAGACCGATTTAAAAATTTAACATTTGTTCATTATGATTCACCATTTGCAGATAGAGAATTTTTAGAAAAAATAAAAAAAGCAGATAGTTCCAAACCATTTTTATTTATAATTGATGAAGTTCAAAGATTTATTACAAATGTATATAATAATGTTTCTAGTAAAAAAGGTAAAAGAGCTCAAGTAATATATGATTATATTCAACAAGAAAAAAAAGAGAATAAAAATAATCGTATCATGTTATTATCTGCAACACCTGCTACAAATAATCCTTTTGAATTTGCTTTAATATTTAATTTATTAAGACCAGGTGCTTTTCCTACAAGTGAAGCAATATTTAGTCAAATATATATATCATCATCAAATTTTGCTTCATTAAATGAAGATACAAAAAATCAATTTCAACGTCGTATCATGGGATTAGTTTCATATTATATAGGTGCAACTCCTGATAAATATGCTTCAAAAATAACACATTATAAAAATATAGTTATGGATTCATATCAAGAAGAAACATATAATTACTTGGAAGATATTGAAGAGAAAAAAGAGAAAATTAGTAGACAGATGTCACGTGGTAAAATTGGTGATGATAAAATGTCAACATATAGAGCATATACACGTCAAGCATGTAATTTTGTATTTCCAAATATTAATGATAAAGTTAATGGTGAACAAAGACCAAGACCTGGTAAATTTAGAATTAAAGATACAGAAGCTTCTTTTATAGAAGAAGCTAATGAAAAAAATAGTAAAGTGCATTTAATAAAAAAAAATAAAGAATTAGCAGATTATGTCAAAGCAATTAAATCATATGTAAATGAAACATTAGAATATTTTAAAGAATTTCATAGAAAAGATAAAAATAATAAACATACAATTCAAGATGATATTAAAAATTTTAAAGATAAATATAATTCAAGTTTTAGTACATTTTTAGAAAAATCAGAAAAAAAATCACAGTTGTTTAATGAGTTATATAAATGTTCTCCTAAAATGATGACAATGATTTTTAATATATTAAAGTCAAAAGGTCCAGTTTTAGTTTATTCAAATTATGTTGAAATGGAAGGTTTACATATATTTAAAATTTATTTACAATTTTTTGGATTTATTGGATTAGAAAATGATACTCAATTTAATATATCAAAATTAGATGATAAATATGATTATGATTATTTTAGATACGTAGAATATCATGGTAGTATTGATAAAGAACAAAGAGAAATTAATAAAAATTTATTTAATGAAGTATCAAATAAATATGGTAAACTAGCTAAAATTATAATGATTTCACCTGCTGGTGCAGAAGGTATTAACTTGTTTTGTGTTAGACAAGTTCATATTATGGAACCTTTTTGGAATGAAGTAAGAATTGAACAAGTTATTGGTAGAGCTATTCGTCAATGTCATCATGCAAGATTACCTATGGAAGAAAGAAAAGTTGATGTATTTAGATATAAAATGGTTAGAAAAAATAGTAAAGAAACATCTGATGAAGTTATGGAAAATATTTCAAGAAAGAAAAATAATCTTTTAATATCTTTTATAGATGCAATAAAAGAAGTTGCAATTGATTGTGAGCTATTTAAAGCTCATAATATGATGAGTTCAAAATATAAATGTTTTCATTTTAATGAAGAATCACATTTTGATATACCAATTGGTCCTGCATTTAATGATAAAAATGAATATGATAGAAAAATTAATAATGGGTCTAATTCAAAAGATTCATCTATAATAAAAATACAAGTTCGAAAAATTAAAGGAGTTTATAAAACTTCTGAAAATTCATATTCTGAATCAAAATATTATTGGTATTATAATAAAACAAGAACTGTATATGATTATGAATTAAATTATCCTATTGGTAAAATAGAAGTAGATGAAAGTGGTAATGAAAATAAATTAGATGAAGAAACGTATATTATTAGTCAAATAATTAATATACCTTTATTTAAAATATATTAAATCAAATAATTAAAAATTATTAATATTTTTAATTAGTTTATTTATTTAAGTTTATTAGGTGTATATAATTTTGCTAAATGTTTAATATTTACTTTACCACCTATTAAATTAGTTTGTTGCATTTGTCCCATTTGTCCCATTTGCATTTCAGGCATTTGCATACTTTGCATTTCAGGCATTTGCATACCTTGCATTTGTGGCATTTGCATACCTTGCATTTGTGGCATTTGCATACCTTGCATTTGTGGCATATATTGACTATTAGAATGACCTAACATTTTACTAATACCATTAGTTGAAATAGGATATCCTTGCTCATTAGTTTGGTCAAGATGATTAATCATATCAGCATTAATATTAGCAGGATTAATAGCTTGATTCATACCCATCATTTGATTAACGGTCATTGGTCCCATTTGTCCCATTTGTCCCATTTGTCCCATTTGTCCAAAGTTTTTCATCATATTTTCATCAAGAGGACCAGAATAATTATTCATATTATTCATATTATTCATATTATTCATATTATTCATATTATTCATATTATTCATATTATTCATATTATTCATATTATTCATACTATTCATATTTTTCATATTTTCATGACTAGATTCTGAATTTAAAAGATTTTTCATATAATCAATATCTGAATCTTGATTATATTTAGAACTTTTTTTAGATTTTTTAGAAGTTTTTTTAGAACTTTTTTTAGAAAGTTTAGCTAAATTTCTAATCCCAGTCATTATATCTACTTTATTATTTGATTTAGGTTTGCCCATTATATAACTTTATAAAGAAAATTTATATTTTTTTTTTATTTTTTAGTCAATAAAATCACAATTTTCATCATTATTTGAAAATGATTTTTTTTCTGATTTTTTTAAAGTATTTTTAATTTTATCTTGAGTTTCTAAAAATAATACTTTATCATTTACTAAATTATTATTTATAACTATATTTGTATCAAATTTTTTATACTTTTTTCTAATATCAACAATTTTACGCAAATTATCTAATTCATTTAAATGTAATCTATAATATTTAACTAAATCCCATGTCTCTTTTAATATAGGTAATATACCATTCATTAATTTTTTATCTCTATCAATTGTAACATTATGTGATGATTCTAATTTCCAATATACTATTTTTTCATAATAATGTGTTTCTGATAATTCTTTATAATTTTTTACAAAATTATCTAATGTATTTATAACCCATGTATCATATTCTACTTCATCCATGTTTAATTTAGGTGGATATAAAAATTTACTCTTCCATTCAATCGAGTCACCATCAAATTCAGGTTCCCATTGTTTTGGTAAAAATTTTAATAATAATCCTTTTTTAATTAAATTATCTATTTGTATTTCTTCATCATTTGTACCTATTGTATGTCTTGTATTATCACACATATCAACTAAATAATCTTTTCGACATTTATATTCAACTAATCTACATTGCCAAAAATCACATTTTTCTAAATCACAACATTCTAATTGTTGTTGAACTTGTAAGTAGTAATAATAAGGACAAATATGACCAGGTATTCTACCTTCAGTATATATATGTCTAAGTACAGTACATTTAATTTCTAACATTCTTCCTAGTAATTCACAAAATTTATTATCCAATGTTTTTGATGAACAAATACCATCAGGAGATGCGCCTAATATTTCATGATGTTCACTAGGTAAAGCACCGAATTCTGTAACTTTGGCATTATAAATATGTTCATATATTAATGTTGCAATTGGTTCATATTTTTTACCATGATATACATTTTCATTATCTAAAAATTTATGTGTTGGGTCGCATTTTTTTAATATAAAACTTTCGACAGGTTCATACGGATTTAAATCGATTGCAGCAGCTGTATCAGATGCAGTAATTCTATTATGTCTATACGCAAACCATTCTTTTGATTTTTGTTCTGGCTGTGGTAAAGCTAATAATTTTTGAAAATGATCTTCTAAATGTTTATATTTACTTGGTATCTTTGGATTTTTAAATAATCTTTCATGTTCTCTAAAACATTTTTGGTCAAAATCATTATTAGATAATTTATATTTTGGTTTTATCATTTTTAATAAAATTTCTAATATTAGTTCATATGATATACATTCATATTTTGAACATAGTTTTTGATGTATATTATTAGCTAAGACTAGTGTATTTTTATGTGTTAATTTGGTAATATCAATATTATCTATTATTTCATTTATTAATGACTCCATATAATTATATACTATATTATAAATGATTCTTTTTAACAATTTTTTTACTTATAAACTTTATAACTAAAAAAATCTTATTATATAAAAACTACAAATTATTCTTCTATTTTATATTTCCCATCAACAAAAACCAATGATGTTATATTTATAATTTTACATTTAACTTCATCATAATTTATTTTATTTTTCTTTTTTTTATCTTTTAACATTTCTATTAGCAATTCTCTTAATTCTTCTTTAGCATGTTCATTTATATCTAAATTATTTATAAATTCTTTAATTTTTATAACTTTATGAATTTGATTCAATTTATTCCATGATTTTGTATATAAGTAATCTATATTTTCGGATACAATATCTGTTTCTGTAATATTATTCTCACAACTTAATACATTGTCATTATTATTTTGACTTATTAAAATATTTTTTTTATTTTCTAAAAATGATGAATTTATATTATTTTTATTACATACATTTATTAAATTTTTATAATATTTTATATTTAATAACAATTTAATTTTTTCGAAATTATATTCCATTAATATAATATACGAATATGTGTTTAAATCAAAATATAGGAATCTGTGTTTAAATCAAAATATAGGAATCTGTGTTTAAATCAAAATATAGGAATCTGTGTTTAAATCAAAATATAGGAATCTATGTTTAAATCAAAATATAGGAATCTGTGTTTAAATCAAAATATAGGAATCTGTGTTTAAATCAAAATATAGGAATCTATGTTTAAATCAAAATATAGGAATCTGTGTTTAAATCAAAATATAGGAATCTGTATTTAAATCAAAATATAGGAATCTATAAAAATTGAAATAAGTATAATTTATTTATATATTAATATATAAATATGGACCCCAATGAAATAAATAGTGATGGTGATTTATATGATTATAATAGTGATAGCGATAGTGATTTATATAATAGTGATAGCGATAGTGATTTATATAATAGTGATAGTGATAGTGATTTATATAATTATGACACAGAACATGAAATAGAAGTAAATAACATAACTAATATTAATGAAGATACAAATGGAACAAGTAATATTAATAACGATACAAATGAATTATCTAATATTGATGAAGATACAAATGAATTATCTAATATTGATGAAGATACAAATGAATTATCTAATATTGATGAAGAGACAAATGAAACAACTAATATTGATGAAGATACAAATGAAACAACTAATATTGATGAAGAGACAAATAAAAGATATGAACAATTATTTGCATTACGTTTTTATTATCAAGATTATATTGACGATGAATTAGAAATTATTAAATTATTAAAAAGAAATTTAATAGAATCTAATATTTCAATAGAAAATGCCAATATTATATTAAAAAATTTTTATAATAATTATGGAATCGATATTGAACCTGATATATTCACAAATATACCAATTGAACCTAATATATTCACAAATATACCAATTGAACCTAATATATTCACAAATATACCAATTGAACCTAATATATTCGCAAATATACCAATTAATGAATTAAATATACCAATTAATGAATTAAATATACCAATTAATATTTTTAATACAATAATAAATAATCAGTTAAATAATGATTATGATAATGATTATGACAATTATGATAATGAAGACAATGAAGATAATGAAGATAATGAAGATAATGAAAATAATGATGATAATCAACATCTTGATAATAATATGTTTAATTTTTTATCAAATATATTATTTAATAATTTAAATAATAATATAAATCAAGAGCATCATCAACATACAAATGTAGTATGTACATTAGATGAAGAAGAACATTCTAAAATAAATAAATATACATTAGATGATGATTTACCAGATAAATGTAATGTATGTTTAGATTTTATGAAAAAAGACCAATGTGTTTCATGTTTACCATGTAAACATAATTTTCATTCTGAATGTATAAATGAATGGTTGGAAAATTATAATTACAAATGTCCTATTTGTAGACAAGAAGTTGGAAAACCTAAATATAATTTGTAGGTGATGTCATAAGTGTTGCTAAAAATAATAATAATGCTCCAAATATCATTAAAAATAATGAAAAACAAAACTGACGTTGTTCTGATGAAAATATAAATGGTAATGGATTTTCTTTATTTTCTAGTTTATCCAATATAGTAAAAAATAAGTCTCTAATTCCAATAATAATATCTTCAACTGGTTGTTTATGTGGTAGAATTTGATTAGTAATTATATCTTGATCAAATTCTAGATTATTTGTTTTATTTAATTGTTTATTTTCTTCAACTTCTTTACTTGAAAAATCATTATTAAATTTAACTGGATTAAATGTATTGTTTTTTTGCATAATTATAATAGTATATAAAAAAATTTGAAATATAATAATATAAAAAATAAACTATATTATATTAATGCTTTATCCTACTTGTCCTACATGTGGTTATTTCTTGGGTCAAAAGACTTTAGAATGGGAAACTAAACAATCTGAAATATGCTCTAATCCAAAATTATCTGAAGAAGAAAAATCTAAACAAAAACAAGAATTATTATTAAGTTTAGGCTTAAGACGGTATTGTTGTCGTATGAGAATGATGTCCTATAAAGATATTGTTCAAGATATTATAGCCCCCACTGACAATTAATAACTAATAAAAAAAATTGATTTATAATTATATAAGTATAATAAAACATTATATTTATGTCATTAATTATTTCAATCGATGGAAATATTGGTAGTGGAAAATCTACTATTTTAAAACATCTAAGAGAACGTTTAATAGGAAATAAAAATTATGTTTTTGTTGATGAGCCAGTTAAAGAATGGTCAAAAATAGAACACGATGGTATTACAATTTTAGAAAAATTTTATGGAAATACAGAAAAATATAGTTTTTCTTTTCAAATGATGGCATATATAACAAGACTTAACATGTTAAAAAATGCTGTCAAAGAAAATCCAAATGCAATTATTATAACAGAAAGATGTTTATATACTGATAAATTTGTTTTTGCTAAAATGTTATATGATCAAAAACAAATTAATCCATATGAATATCAAATATATAATAAATGGTTTGATGAATTTATATCAGATTTACCAGAACATAAATTCTTTTTTATTAAATCAGACCCAATTAAATCAAAAGAAAGAATTAATAAAAGAAAAAGAGCAGGTGAAGATAATATTTCTATTGATTATTTATCATCGTGTGAAAAATATCATTTAGATATGTATAATCATCATATTCAAGATACACTTAAAGTAATTGATATTGAATCATATAATCTTGAATCAGAAAATTATAATTTATTAATTAATGAAATTATTTCATTAATGGATAAACATGTTAATAAATATAATGTTATTAGTAGTTACTTACAAAATTTTAAAGTAAATAAGTTGGTTATTTCAAGTATGTTTATCATATTATCAGGTTTATATTATTCAAAATGTCCGTGGTTTAATAAAAGATAATTATATTATAAATGTGAAATTAATTCATCAATAGATGATTTTGGATATACATCCGGTGTAACAAAAGGCATAGTATCTGCAATTCCTATTAATTTAATTTTTTGAAAAGTCATATTACTAAGTATATTTTTTTTATCATCAAATGATGTAACGCTATAATCTGATAAAATTTTTTTATCAGGTGTTAATTCTGTTGCTATAATTGTTTCAGTTGGATTACAAATTTGCCCAACTTTTGTATTTCCTACATTTGTCAAAACTGCAAACATCCCTATATTAACAAAAACAAATTCCGGTTCAGAGGGTGTATAATAATCTGTACTTCTATATCCGCTTTTAAATTCATAATCTGTTATACGTAATTTTGATAATATTGGTTCTATTATTTCATCTTTCATAGGACCTGAAGATCTTCCTCTTGCTATTTGAATTACTATTTTTATATTAGGATATGTTATTTTGATATAATTAAAGATTTGTTCAAGTTGTGAAATTAAATATTCATCTGTATATCCAGGAAATTGAAGTTCTGAACGACCTTTTGAACGTATTGTTTCATCTGCAACTCTTCCGTGATATGGTGCATCCATAGCAATTTGACAATTTGCATATGCGATACAATTTTCTGATTTAAGAATATGAGATATTATTTTTCCACCTTCGTAATTTATACCAACTATATTATTATTACTACTTGCACCAGCAAATTGTTTTTTAATTGATAAATATTTTAATTTATATTTTATATATTTATTATATATATTGGACATTATATATATATATATAAAATAATATTAAAAAAAATTGATTTAAAATTAATTTATTATTAAATTATTATTTAATATGGCAATGTTATTATCTATTGATGGAAATATAGGATGTGGTAAATCAACACTAATCGAGTCGCTACAAAAATTAAAAGAAACAAATATAATTGATGAACATTTTGATAGAAATATTATTAATAAACTTGTTTATTTTCAAGAGCCAATTAATATATGGAATACAATTGTAGATGATAATAAAACTTTATTAGAACAATATTACGAAAATCAACAAAAATATGGTTTTTGTTTTCAAATGATGGTAATTTTAGCAAGAATTACTGAACTCAAAAAAATAATTAAATTATATCCTGATTCAATTATTGTAATGGAGCGTTCATTTTATTCTGATAAATATATTTTTCTTGATATGTTATATGATAAAAAAATAATTGATACTTATGAGTATCAAATATATAATTTATGGTTTGAAAGTATTGTTAAAGATTTACCATCACATTATTATTTATATTTAACTTCTACACCAGACAGATGTATTGAAAAAATACAATTACGAAATAGAATAGGTGAACAAAATATTAAACTAGAATATTTAGATGAATTACATAATTATCATGAAAAGTTTTTTAATCATTCAAATGATTTGATTAAAAATAAATGGTGGAAAACATTATATAATTATTCAGATATATCAAATAATACTCCAAGTTATTTTCAATTATTAAAAAATATTCTTTTTCAAATAAATACAATTTATATACAAAATAAAACTATTTAATCTAATTCAGAATCTAATTCTGATTCTGATTCTGATTCTGATTCTGATTCCGTTTCCGTTTCCGTTTCTGATTCATATGTATTTATTATTTTTATTAATTTATTATTGAAATAATAATTATATATAATATTTGATTTATCAATATAAATTCTAAAATTTTTAGCTTCGTTAATATCACTAATTTCTAAATTTTCATATATTCCTAATATACCAATAGAAAATTCATTATATGTTAAATAGTCAAAACCATTATTTTTATCAATAATATTTAAAAGATATAATGCATCATTTTTTACAACATCATAAGTAATTTTTTGATTAGGGTTATAAAGTATTTTTCCAAAATGAGTATCACAATTTGTTGAAAATATAAAAGTAACGAACATTATATATTATATAAATTTAAGAAATCTTTATATAAATAAATAACTATCTTCATATAAATAAATAACTATCTTTATATAAATAAATAACTATCTTCATATAAATAACTATCTTTATCTATAGTAAAATGATATAAATGTAATTTTATTTATATTATTTATGAAGTGGGTATATATATTTATTATTGTTTTATTGATAAATATGAATAATAAATAAAAAATATAATATTATAACTCAATGAAAATGCTTATTAAAGTTAAAATAATAGGTGTTTCAAATGAGAAAATGTTTAAAATAAATAACTATCTTAAAATAAATAATTATCTTTAAATTATAAAAAAATTGACTTTTTATTTATAGAAGTCATAAGTTATATATATAATGGCTACTAACTATATGAATGACGGTTTTAAAGTAATTAATAATGACGGAGATGAAGAAACAATTCAAATTCCTTACAATTTAAATAATGTGTTAGTTTCTGAACAAGACATTATTAAATTATTAGATAAATTTAATGTAAAATTAGATAAAGTACATAATATAAATGTATTTATTGAATCATTTACACATAAATCATATTGTAAAAAAAATATTTATCCACAAGAGATTTTAGATGCAGCAAAAAAAGAATTAGGTAATCCATCTGATTTATTAGAATTATTTGATAAAAGTTTTGAAAGAAATGAGTATTTTGGCGATCGAGTTTTAAAATTATGTGTTTCAATGTATCTATATTATAGATATCCAAATGAAAACGAAGGTTTTATGACAAGATTACAAACTAAATTAGAAGATAAAAAAAATTTACCAATTATGTCAAAAGAAATTGGATTAGGAAAATTTTTTATTATTTCAAAATCAATTGAAAATATGAATGGACGTAATTTAGATAAAATTCACGAAGATGTATTTGAAGCATTTATTGGTGCATTATTTTTATCAAATGGGTTTGAACCATGTTGTTTATTAATTACAAATTTATTAGAAACATTAATTGACTATAGTGATAAATTATATTGTGATTCAAATTATAAAGATATTTTATTAAAATATCATCATACACATGAATGGAAACATCCAGAATATGATATTATTTATCATGAAGGACCTCCTCATAAAAGAAAATATATTATTGGTGTTTTAAAACATGACCATAAATCAGATGATAAATTAGAAAATAAATTTATTGGATATGGTATTGGTAATTCACATAGAGATGGTGCACAAAATGGTGCAAAAATGGCTTTGATTATTCATGGGGTATTAAATGATGATCAATATACACAAAGTGATATTTACTACCCTCCATTTGATAGAATTTTAGCAGGTGATACAAATGTATTAGGAACTCAATCTGATTTTTTATCAAATAATAAAATAGTCTTAAATGAAACACCTGATAAAGATAAAGATGAAGAAGATGATAATAATTCTGTTTATTCAGAAAAATCAGTATAAAAATTTATAAAAAAAATAATAGATAAATATAACAAATGACCCATTTTTAACAGAAGAAGAAACCATAATTTAACCATTATAATTATTATAAAATTTTTTTAAGTATATAAATATTTATATACTTAAAAAAATTCATAATGCGATTAAATTAAAAAGAAAATAAATAAATATGTATAATGGATAATATTCAAAATATGTTTTTTGAAAAAAACAATCTTAAAAAAATAAATGATACAATTTTACAAAAAATGAATTTAACTAATTCAACACCAGAACAAAAAAGATATATTGTTGAAATGTTAATAAAAAACATGAAGTTAGTATGGCAAAAAATAGATTCAACAAAAATAAATAAAAATAATTTTAATACAATTTTTAGTCAATTTAATTCATATTCATTTAATAATACTATAAAAGAATTACAAGAAAAAATAAGACCACAAAATCCAGAACCATCTAATTTAAAATTTGAAAGAGACTTTTTATCTACACCACAAAATCCAGTTCAAGTACCACAACGTGCACAACCATCAAAACAAAATGAAACAAATAATTCTATTCATGGGCCGAATAGTTACTATATGGATGAAGCAAAGCGAAATCATCAAATGGCAAGTCAATTTGAACCAGAAATTGATTCATTATTTAGACCTTTAGCACCAACAATCCCAGATGAACCTTCTTTTAATAATTATAATTTTAATAAAGGTAATAGTAAAGATGTAAAAAAAAAATTAGACGATGTTAAACTTTTAAGAGATAATGAAACATATATATCAAAAAAACCAAGTAAAACAGATATACCAGATTTTCTTAAACCAAAATCTACTTCTTGTAGAACAGATGATGAAGAATATACATATAATTCAAATAATCAACATACTAATAATCAATATACTAATAATCAACATACTAATAATCAATATACTAATAATCAACATACTAATAATCAATATACTAATAATCAACATAATCAACATAATCAACATAATCAACAAAATAAAAGAAATAATAACGATAATGATTTTTTATTAGGTGTTGATAATGATTCAGGAGATTTAATGAGTATTAATAATTATGATATTGGTATAACAGATGAAACAAAATATGAAGAAGATAAAAGTTCATTTTCTGATAGATTATCAAAATTAAAAAATGATAGAGAAAGTGTTCAAATTCCAAAAAATAAAGGTACAGTTCATTTTGATGACGACTCATTTAATGATATTAAACCAACAAATATAAATGAAATAAAAAAAAAAACACAATATACACAAAATAATGAAGTAGATAGAAATAATCGAGAACAATTAGATAATCGAAATAATCGAGAACAATTAGATAATCGAAATAATCGTGAACAATTAGATAATAGAAATAATCGTGAACAATTAGATAATAGAAATAATCGAGAACAATTAGATAATCGAAATAATCGAGAACAATTAGATAATAGAAATAATCGAGAACAATTAGATAATCGTGAACAATTAGATAATAGAAATAATCGTGAACAATTAGATAATAGAAATAATCAAGAACAATTAGATAATAGAAAAATTAAGAAATTATATTTTGATATAATAAAAAAAGAAGAGGAAGATAAAGAGAAAGAAATGTCTAAATTACAAATTATACAAAAAGCTCAAGAAGAAGTTTATAATAAAAAAAAAGAAAAGAATTTTGAAAAAGAAAAAAAAGAATATATTAATATATTTAATGAAATGAAAAAATTAAATATAAAATTATCAGAAGAAATAAAAATATTAAAAGCTGAACCAAAAAAAGAAGATTTTGACCAAATAAAGAAAGAGATTGCTGATGAATTTGAAAAATTATCACAATTGAAGAAAGAAAATGAAAATAAAACATTAGAACTAGAATCAAAAACAAGAGAATTAGAATCAAAAACAAAAGAATTAGAATCAAAAACAAAAGAATTAGAATCAAAAACACAAGAATTAGAATCAAAAACAAAAATTAAAAATTTTTTATTAGATGTAAGTAGTGAAAATAGTTTAACATATTATACATATAATTTTAATCCTATTGAAAATGTAACTGGTATAAAATTAGAAAAATACTCGATACCATATATAAATTATAACATTGAAGATGAAATTAATAATATATTTGAAATAGAAATTGATAGTGAAAATAAACAAATTATATTAGAAAGTGGTAAATATGATATAAATAGTTTAATTGATTCACTAAATACCAATGATATTAATTTGGTTTTTGCATTAGATGAAATTACACAAAAAGTAATGATTAGTGGAGATAGAAATTTTTCTATTTTACCATCTACATTAAGTTTTAATGTTCTTGGTTTTACAATATCATATTCTGATAATAATTCATATAAAGCTGAAAAATGTTTTGATTTAAGAAGAGATGATAAAATTTATCTATATTTGAATAATATAGATAATTCTTCACCTTTTGCAATTTTATATTATGATGGTGTTTCTAATGCTGAAATAAAATTTGAGAATGAAGTTGTATTAGATAAATTAGAAATAGTATTTAAAGATAGTAAAGGTCAATTATGTAATTTTCATAATTTGAATCATAATTTAACATTTAATTTATTTAGTTTATAATAATATTATTTTATGATTACATTACTAAAATATGTTTCTCTACATTGATTCATTTTGTCATCTTTAGTAATATTATTAGTAATTTCATCAAAAGTTTCACCACCAGCTAATCTAACAACAAAATTTATTGAATAAATACCACATTCCGAATCTTTAAATTGATGTTGTTTTTGATTATATCTAATATCAATACCTGATAATTTATCATTTAATATAGAAATATATTTTTTCTTAATTTGTTTATTTTTAATTTTATTAATAATTTTCATAATTCCACCAACTTGTAATGTTTTATTTTGATTATTTTCTTTTGAATAAATATAATTTGTTAAAATATTTACAAACCATTTTATTTTTTTACCTGGTTCTTCACCAACAGAATCAAAAAAATAAATTTGTTTATTTTTTAAATTTGCAAATAATGCAACCCAGTGTGAACCATTTTGATCATGTTCATCTAAATTAATTATTAATCCTATTTTTGTTTTTCCATCTTTTATTAATTCATCTAAATCTAAATCTTTAATACCAAGCATTTTTAATTCCATAAAATCATAAGGAACAGCACCTAAAAATACAAAATCATTATATTTTTCTTGATATTGTTCAACAACATTATTAATATCTGTTGTACTCAACCAATCTTTTTTCCCATCAGGACCTTCTGGTCTATATGTACCATTAATATCTTCATCATTTATATTTTTAACTAATTCAGTTCTTAACCAACAAGATTGACATTCTGATATTTTTTTAGTTAATTGATTTAATAATTCATGTTTATCGTCTGATATAGTTATTTTATTATTTTTATTTTTATCTTGAGAATTAAATTCTTTTGCTATTTTTTGTAATGATTCTATAGTATAACACGAACCATCTTCAAACTTATTTTTAGGTGCACAACGTTTATCAGCAACTTTATCTTTATTTGTAACTTTATTCGACATTTATTATAATATAGAAAATTTTATTATAATAAAGGTTTAAATATTTAAAAAGATTTTCTATATATTTATATATAAAATGTCATTTGAAAAAAAATATTTAAAATATAAAAGTAAATATCTAGAATTAAAAGCAAATATTCATAATTCATCTATAAATAATCAAAGAGGCGGTAATAATAAATATAATGATTTAATAGAACTTGATAGATTAACTGGAACTGTTACAATTAGTGAAAATAAATTATATAATATGGTAGGTGGAAATAATTCATATAATTTACCAGATAAATTAAGTGATAGTTCAAGTGAACAAATAACTCAAAATGGAGGTGCTAAAAAAAATAAACCAACTAATAATAGTTATAATTTACCTGATAGATTAAGTGATAGTTCTGTTAATCAATATGGCGGTAGTGATGATGATGACGACGACGACGACGACGATGATAAATCATCTTCTTCATCTTCATCTTCAGAATCAAAATCAAAAGAATCAAAAGAATCAGAATCTGAACCTGAAGAAGAAGAATCAGAACCTGAAGAAGAAGAAGATTCTGAACCTGAACCTGAACCTGAACCTGAATCAGAATCTGAACCTGAACAAGAATCAGATGATAATTCAAAATCAAGTAGTTCAAGTAGTTCAAGTAAATCAAGTAAATCAAGTAGTTCAAGTAAGTCAAGTAGTTCAAGTTCCAGCGATGAAAAACATTTACAAGAAGGAGGTAAACGTAAAATAAAAAAAAATAAAAAGACCTATGAAACATCAGATAGTGAATTATCAATATCTGAATCTTCTTTAGTATCATTTTCATCATGGGATTCAGATTCAGATTCTATATAAAAATATAATAATATTTTATATATATATAAATATATATTTATATATATATTTATATATGTTAGAAATAAATGGAATAGATGAATTAGATAATTTTTTATTAAATAATAAGAATAATGTAATTTGTTTATATTTTGGTGCACCATGGTGCGGACCTTGTAAAAAACTTAAATTAAAAATTATAGATGAAGATAATTTAAAAGAAATGCCTTTATTATCAATATGTCATATTGATGTAGATAATCCTTCAAACCACGAAATAATTGATATATATTCTGTTGAAAATCTACCAACACAAATATTTATTACACTAAATAATAATTCTGTTGAATTATTTGATAAAATAATAGGTTATGACTGGATTGGATTTAAAATGATGTACGAAAAGGTATTAAAAAAAAATGAAAAATCAATATATTAGTTTTAGAATTATAAAAATTATGAGTTCTAAAAGTAATACTTTACCAAAATCTAAATTTGAAATTAAAAATATTAGATTATTAAATACATGGGTTTATAATTTAAATTCAAATATTGATTGTACTATTTGTAGATGTAATTTAAATTCAGAATCAATTTACGCTCAAGAAAAATGCATTGATTCATATGTTGTAACAGGAGGTTGTGGTCATTCTTTTCATTATGAATGCATTAATCCATGGGTTTCAACACAACCAAATTGTCCAATTTGTTCATCTAAATGGGTTTATATAAATAAACCAAAATAATAATTATAGATCAACTTCTATATCAGCATTATTAATATTATTTATGATTTGATAACGTTTAGGCACCTCAATAAAACATATATAATCTTTTATATTATTTTCATCATTTTTATAATTAACATGTACAAATATTTTTTTATCACCCTTTAATGGTATCATTAAATTAGGAATTACACCTCTAAATGAATGAAGAACACCTTTATAATGATATCCAGAGTCGCCAAATATTTCAATATCAAAAAAAAAATCATTCTTATCAACTAAATTATATGTTGGTACACTGATAGCTAAAAAATTATAAATAATATTAACATGCTTATTTTTTCGATTCATATTTTTATCCAAATATTCATGACTTTCTTTTAGATTTCGTTGAGTAAAAAAATAATCAATATTTTGAAAATTTTTATTTTCTGTATTAAAACATTCAAAAGCTTCACTTAATTCTGCCATTATTAAATAAAATAAATAATATTTTTTTAAATATAATTTATTTTAATAAATTATAATTACATTCTAATATTTCCATATTTGAATAAAATTCTAAATAAATAATAGAATTATTAAAAGTAGTATAATTAGATATATGATTTAATTTTATTTTAATATCTAAAATATTTGATGGATTATTTGTATCATACATATTTATTTGTATAGAATCAATATCATTATAATTAATTTTATCATCAAAATTAATTAATTTACCAAAATAATTTCTTTTTATTTTTCTAATAGTTTTTGTTTTTTGATTATTCTTTATTAAAATAATTTCAAATATAAACATTTGGTTGGCGTCTTCATTGGTTTTATAATTATATTTTGTTGGCAGCGACTGACTATAAACTTCACTCATGTATTTTATAATAATCTATATATTTTTTTTTTATAAAAATTAATTAGGTAAAGAAATACATATATTATCTAAGTCTTTATTAATAAAATAACAATTACATATAGCATATCCTAAATCATCCTGAGAAAATTCAATAAATAAATTTTCATTTTTACCAACATAATATGAAGATTCATGTTCAATATTATCACTTAAATAATAATTATTATCAAAACAATCAATACTAATTTCATATGATACAATATCATCATATTTAATTTTATTTAATGACCTAATTAAATTTGCATGTTTTTTAGTATCACTATAATAAAAATAAGATGAATCATTATCATTACAAATAATTTGTAATTTAAAAAAATATAAATTATCAAAATTTTCTTGAGATAAACTACATTGTGGTGATTTTGGTGAATTAATAGGTATAGGCATTGCTTTAGAGATGCCGCTCATATAATTAGAAGTACAAGTTAAATACTCAATGTCGTTATCAATAGATAAAGATTTAGACATTTTATATATATTATATTAATAGAAAATATATATGGATAATTTTATTTTTATTTGTCATATAATTGGTTTAAATAGTCAATTAAAAAAGAATTTAGATGATTTAAAAAATGATTTTAATATAATAGACTTGGATATTATTAATCAAAAAATTGTATCAGATAATTACTTAAATAATCTATATGAAAGATTTGAAAAATTAAAAAAAGAAAAAAATGATAAGTATAAAGATGTTGAGAAAAAAATGACTATTTATTGGGAAAGTGAATTTTATAAACATATTAATGAAATTGCATCAAGTAAAAAAAAAAATATATTTGTTGGTTCAAATATTCATTATAAAATATCATCAAAACGTATTAATTTAAATACAACTAATAATTTTATAATAAAAAGTGATTTATTAGAAGAAATAAAACTAATAATTAAAACAAATTTAGATATATATAGAGAACAAATTATAGATGGACAATTTCCATTAGAATATTTAGACAGTAAATTTTTAATTAAGAAAAAAGAGTTGATTATAACATCATATAAAAAACTTGGATATAATGAAAAAACATTTGAAGAAATTATTAATATTTTAAAAACATTTTGTAAAACAGAAGATAAAAATGAATTATGGATTTCATTAAAAGAACAATATAATATAGATACTAAAATATATCCAAAAGATAATAATACAATAGTTGCTTATTCTCAACCAGAATTTGCAATTATTGATTCATTTACATTTAGTGATGATGAAATTCAAAAAACAATATCTAATGATTCATTATCAATTAAAGAAATTAAAGAAAATTCATTAACTAAACTAAAAAAGAAAAGATATTTGTATATGGTTGATAAAACTAATTTTTTACCTTTTGAAAATGATCAAAATAAATATTTTTCTCAATCTCCTATTTTAATTAAAGGTAAAGAAAAAATAGAAAATGTTTATGATTATTTAAAAATAAATTAATATAAAATTTATATATATATATATACATGAATTATTACAATAAATATTTAAAGTATAAAAATAAATATGTTTTTTTAAAAAACCAAGTTGGTGGTAGTAGTAGTGGTGGAGGTGGTGGTAGTTCTAGTGCTAGTATAGATTTTATTTGGTTTAATAATACAGACCAAATAACTAATTCTGAAGAAATAAATATATTAGAATCATCATATTTATTAGAAAAAGATATTATGTATAAAGGACTTACATATAAACGTAATGAAATTGATTTTAATAGTTATGAGTCTGGACCAGATAAATTATATCGTAAACAAATAATTAACATTGATGAAAATGAACAAATACTATTTGATTTATTTAAAGAATGTATTCTTAAATATAATGTAAATTTATATATTGCAGGTGGATGGGTTAGAGATAAAATTTTAGGTATACCAAATGATGATATTGATATTTCTATAGATGGTAACACTGGTAGTGATTTTGCACGTATTTTATATAATCATATAAAAGATACTAAAACGACTTGGCAATGTAATAATCCAAATATTATTGAAGCTAATACTGAAAAATCAAAACATTTAGAAACTGCTAAATTAAATATAACTATCCCTAATGGTTATAAATTTGAATTAGATTTTGTAGGACTTGATAGTGAAGATACTATAAATCCAATAATACAAGATGCAAAAAGAAGAGATTTAACAATGAATTCATTGGTTTATAATATTAAAACATCTATAATAGAAGATTATATAGGTGGTATCATAGATATTCATAAAAAAATTATTCGAACACCAATAGATCCATTATTAACTTTTACACATGATGCATTACGTATATTACGAGCTATACGATTTAGATGTAAATTTAATTTTAATATAGAAACTAAAACAAAAGAAGCAATGTCTAATAAAATAATACATGATATATTAAAAAATAAAATATCAAGAGACCGTTTTAGTAAAGAAATACTAGGATTTTTTAAGAAAAATTGTAATCCTATTTTAGGTTTTATTGAAATTTTTGAAGTTGGTTTATGGAATATTATATTTGATAGTGATAAACCTGAAAGTGATATATCATGGGGTCAAAAATCAATTGAATATTTAACTCAATTACCATTAGAATATATAATGACACCACCATCCAAAATTGAATTAGTATTTGCAATGTTAACATTTCCTTTAGCAAAAAAAAAAGCGAATAAATCAAAAGAAGAAGCAAACACAATAATAAATAATATATTATCTGATGGCTTAAGATTAGATACTGAATTAAAAAAAAGAGTAAATAAAATACATGATTGTATTTTTAATTTTATCGAATTAAAAAATAAAGAATC